TTTGTTATTTTTTTGCAGATTCATTTATTATATTACCCTACAAAAAACAAAGGAGGAGCTGCATCTCCAAATCCTGCAGATGCGCCTGTAAGAAGCATCTGCTCCAATTCTTTCTTCTCCGTAAGACCTTCCTGTAGCAGGTCATAATTTAGAGATCCACCACCAAGTAAAGATACACCTGTAAACTTACTTCTTACACGACCTACGACAATTTTTGAAAGAGCGACAGCGTACTCATATACCCACTGCTCCTTTACTAAATCTCTAATAGGTCTTTCAAGATAACAAGAAACAACTCCATAAAATCTACTCGACCCTGGCTGTGGATACATCTGTAGGTACTGGGTTCTTTCATCAAATTTAAGATCTCTCCTAATTGCTAACAGTTTTTCTCTTGTATCCAACCATTCTTTAAGAGTATACCAAGACACAAGATCAAAACCGTAATTGCCCATAGCATAACTAAAGTATGTTTGTTGAGCTAATGTCTGCTCTAATGTAAACAGAGTATTTACACCTTGATTTGAACCTTCTTCAAACTCTGTAACTGATATGACCTTTCTATAGTCCATTACATCATAGTCAAATACATTAGAATACTCTTCTGCAGTAGTATCTTGAGCTTGTAGAGACATACCACGTTTGACAGATGATCTAAATACACTGCTCAAACTACTATTAAAGGAAGTAATTGAGTTATATAAAGTCTTATCTACGATTTCAAATTCCGGTAACCCTACATCAAAAACACTAGATAAAGATGATGAAGAAGAAAATACTGAAGACATTAAAGCTGATGTACTTATAAACACTGTCTGAGGTGTTTCAACTGTAAAATCTGCTCCAGGCCAAACAGGCTTATTAGAGATCTTTTGCTTATCTGTAAGACCTGCTTTAGCTAAGGTAAATAAGTGATCTAATCTGATACCTCTATTTTTTTCATATAGCTGCGAATCGAATACTAAAAACTCTTGAGTGTAGCCTGCAAATTTAGAAAAATACTCTACAGCTATTTGTATGTTTTGAAATAACTGATCTTGGTGTATCTCTAAAGTTATTAGAGGATAACCTAGAGATCTTTTTATTCTATCCCCAAGATCACCGTACGTCTCTAATCTATTATTTAAATTAGTAGACTGAAATGCTGATACAGGTAATACTTCACAAGCTAGAGACATATTTATATTTAGTCATTATGCTGCTGGAGCTGGGGCTTCTGGAGGCGTGGCTCCCGGAGTAGGAACTGCACCCGCTTCAGGTGGTGAGCCCGCTTCAGCTGCACCACCTGTAAATTCAGGAGGTGTACCGCCAGGACCTGCTCCTCCTATACCGCCGCCTAGACCACCACCGCCCATTTCTCCACCACCTGCAGCTTCACCTCCTGAGATATCTTGCGCTATAACCTGTTCTCTCCAGGCAGGTCCAAGAGCTGAAATTTGTTGTAGCTCCCACTGCAACTCAGCATCCTTACGTAAAAACTCTCTATTAGCAAGAATATCTTTGTCTCTCCATCCGAGATATTTTTTCTGTGCATATGTTTTTGAGACAAACTCGTTAGATGCAATACTAGTAAAGTTATTTGCCTTTTGCTCAAGTCTTTGACTTTCGCGCATTTCGTAGAAGTTAGTCGGAACGTTAAAGACAACTTCAATATTTTGTTCGTTTAAATCAAGCTTATCCCAAAGTCCCTTAAACTTAAGATGAGTAATAAAACCTCTTTTAATTCCTGATGCAAATCTTTGTTGCTGTCTTATAATAAATCTAGCAAATTTTAGTTCTTCGCGTAAGATCTCAGAGCCATCTCTAAATGCATCTTCTGGATCTAGTCTTGAGGTAGGAACCTTAAGAGATCTATATAACTTCTTGATAAAGTACATTAGATCGGCAAGTTCGCCTAAATTTTGTCCGCCTGCTAACTGCGATACGCTTGAACCGTCTGATCCTGATCTCTTGGGAAACCAGAACGCATCAAGCATTGATTGTGGATTAAACTTCTTAACGACATCAGCTTGATCTATATCAAATGTTTTTGACGACCAATAATTACTAATTAGTTTTTTAAGATAAGCTTCCGCTTTTGGTGCAGGCATATTACCTACATCAACGTTAAATACAAGACGCTCAGGAGCTCTTACCAGGCGATAGATTACAATAGCGTCTTCAATTAATGAAAGCTGTCTATAAGCGCGGCGAGCGTTTTCTAAGAACGGTAAAACCATGTTCTTAGTTTCATTCATTACTCCTGAGTTAATATACACTACCTGATTTTCATCAAGAGGTATAAATTCAATTTTTTCTTGCTTGTCGGGTCTCGTAGGATCAAAAATAGGCTTCTTGTAGATGAAGCCTTTAACCATCATATTTTGTATATTATTATATACAGGATCTATAAGTTCGGAAGGAAGATTTACAACACCTAATACACCTTCATTTAAATAATCCTTATGGATAATAAGCTCAAAAAACAGCTCACCTTCAATTAAAAATTGTCTAAAATACTGCCATCCTCTATTTTTAAAATCAAAATAATTAGCAAACTTACTAAACTCTTCATCAAGCATTGTTTTATCTTTACCTGATATATCTATGTTTTTATACTTAATGTTTACTTCATTACCATTTTCATCTGTGTTTATTGCCTCGTCGCAAATCTCGTCAAGAGCGTCAGCCACATCAGAATAAGCAGCCATCACTCTGTAGTCTCTCATTCTTGCTCCTTTATTCTCCTGTATATTAGCATACATCACCTGACCAAACGATGTATCTTTACCCATGGAGCCAATAGGCATATTGTTATACTCGTTCGATATAGATATAGAGTGCTTAGTGAGAGCCTCTGAGCGACGCATACCTGTGTCAGCGAATGTTTTATATTTTGGATTTAATTCATTATTTTCCGTATCAACTATATTTGAATATGGTAGCTTATTTTGAATATAGGACATTAAATTCCTACCGAAGGTAGATGATCTTCCGTCATTAGAAGTATAATTTTTATTCTGATTTGAGGTAGTATCGGCCATCTTTAGTATATATATTTAATCAAGATTTCGTAAAAGTAAAGCTATTTATCGAATAAGTACTAGCCCATCCTACAGGGTTATTAATTACTATATTAAACTCTCCTGATCCTTTTATTTTTGTAAGATCTAAACTAATCATATTATCGTTTAAGATAGTAAAATTAGATAGTGGAAGCACATATCCTGAGACAGCGCCTGTATAAGGTGAATTTAAACTGGTTATTGTCGGAGTTAAACTGCTTAATGAAGAGGTGCTTAATAAGATGCAGTTAGTATATTTAAGGTTTGTACCGTAGACTACAAATGAATTATTTGCAGTAATAGCTTTATTAAGGGTAAAGTCAGAAACTATTTCTACTAAGCTACCCGTAGTGTTATAGAAGATGTTACTGATAGAGGGATTTGCCGATAAGCTTATTGTATCTGTGGAATCTGAAAGAGAATTAAAAAACGTATCATAGTTTGTATCCGCTACTATTAAATTTCCTCTGGTACTTATAAAATTAGTATCAATGAAATAAATTTGACTAGAAAGTTCATTCCTATTTCTAAAAAGCCATCCCTTAATAGTAAAGCTAGTGTCAGCTACTACTCTAAATTTGTCTGAATAAGAAATATCAGTAGGTTCGGTTAGTGTTATGCTACCGTTCCAAAGTATCTCAGATCTTATTTCTACTGTTTGTGATGTTATATCAGTAGGCTCTTTCCATGAAATTATTATATAAGGATTATTATATGGTACAAAGTTAGAAAGTATTTGATCCATATCCTGTAGATACCTTGCTAGGATAGACATACTTACCTCTATGTTAATAGGTATAGGCATAAGTAGATTACTTCTGCTTCTATCTCCAGACATATTATAGATGCTATCCAGCTTATTAAAGACTCTTGTACTATCTCGTGAAATGCTTGTAATGTTGCAAGCAACTACTGGTAGTGTTAGATTTTGTGCTTTATTAACAATATCATACATTACTCGCTGCTTAGGAGCGAGTATATATCTTACCTCAATAGTTTCTTTCGCAACTCTATCTTTATCGTATCTCTTAATTACTATATCATCAAATGCTGCAATAAACTGAGTAAGAAGGTCTTTTATTTCAAAATTATAGCTATAATCCTTCACTCATATATTTAGTCTACATAAACCTATCCAAAAAATATTTTGGAATTTTACTTCTATTCTTAATTACAGCTTCAACTATAGCTGCATCTAGAATATATGTAACGCAGTGATCTTTATGAGATCTCACTCCTCTTCCGCAAGACTGAATTAAAGAGCATAGCATCTTATTCATATACCAACTAAAATCTAACTTCATCATTTTTTCTACTCGCTTATCTATCATAGGTAGATATGGTGCTTTAATTATTATTTGGAACCGAGCTAAATCGTCCTTCAAATCGACCCCGTAAGACATTGATGGAGATGCGAGTATTGTAGACTCTTTACTAGTAGAATGCATATCGAGAATATCCTCATTTTTAACTCCTGGCTCTCTATACAGAATTCTATTATTATTTAAGTTGTCTCTAAGGTAATTTGTAATTGTATTTGTTTGGGTATGAATAATACCTTTTTCATTACTATGAAGTTTACAAATTTCTTGAATTTGTTTTGCAATTTTAGGTAGGTTAGATTGCAGATTGTTGTAATTTAGTTTAATTTTCGTGTTCGCGTAAATCGGCGCCTTAGATGCATCAAAGGTTGATTCAGCTTCAATGTATTTAAATTTATCTATACCTAGTGTTTTGCAGAAGTTTGACGGATCGATAATAGTAGCTGACATTAAGATTACTTTATCAGCGTAATCAAATATATGCTTTGCAAGCTTATCAACCTTCAGAGGCATAAAATTAACTCCCTTCGGAACCCGCTCGGTAATGTATTCACTATCATGCCAAGTATCAATCAGAGTTTTAACCTTTGATTGAAGAGTTAATAAAGAAATTAACTCAGACTTTTTTTCACTAGCGTAAAGGGCTGTATTTTTGCTATCGTTTCTGCTAGTTATATCTTTTAATTCTGCTACTCTATCTTCTATATCTGCGCATAAAGTACTCAACCACCTTCCTAGCTTACCGTAGTCGTTATCACTAGGAAGAGGTCTAATAATAACCTCTGTTTTCTTAAGATACTCAAAATTAATTTGACAGGAAAATTCTTTTACTAATTGATCTTCCAGCTCAGAAGCCTCGTCACAAATAATATATTGTTTGCGCTTGACATGATAAGGCAGGGCAAAGAACATATTATAATTTAAAGTTGCAAAGTTAGAAGTTACAGCTTTATTACGCGCTTCATAATACGGGCAAGAGTTTTTAGCCCAGCAATCATCTTTTATCTTCCTAGAAAGAATACAAGGAGCATACTCAACTGTATAGTTATTATCATACGAGCATTGATAGTTTGACTTACCTTTTAGAACATCTACCTCAGAAAATAATTCCTTATATTGGTCTTGAAGAGCTTTAGTTATTGTAAGAGCAAACGCACCGAATGGTTTTTGTTCTTCTAACTCATCTGCGTGTTGATAATCTCCAGACTGTGATCTTTTAAATACCTGATATGTATTTACTAAATCTATAAAATCTTTTGAAGGAGATCTTGAATCATTACCTAGTGTCTTTGACACAAAAGATTTACCTGAACCGGTTGGTGCACTACAAACTACAAACTTATAACCGTCTTCAAAGGCTTGTTCAATATTACGTAACAGCTTAACTTGCTGCTTGTTAGGAGTAAAGGTATCTGGGAACTTACTGAGAAGACTAGTCATTAATAATATTATATAAAAGTTCCTTTAATTTAAAGGAATTATACTTACAACATTATCATATACTTTACTCGCTGTGTTTTTGTTTATAGCTCTCAAAGCGTTAACTGTAGAAGTATGATTATTGCAGAGAGATGTGAGTTTATAGTTAAGAGTGCAGATATTATTATCTGCATTTTCGATTAAGAACGGGTAAGGTAATTCTAAAATCTTACTAGTCTTCTTATCTGTTTCTATATAAAATCTAATGAAATATTGCTTTATATTAAACAGGGTGAGCTTACCTGTCTTTAGAACCTTATTATTACATTTTATGGTTACCTTTGACTGTAGATAGGTTTGTAGTATTTTTGAGTAGAGCTCTATATTCATGATTCCATGTACAGAATTTTCTGCTCTGTATTAAGAGTATATATCTCATTATTGAAAAAAGTCCAGAACTGCTCATTAGCAGGTATCTGTCTTATTATAGTAACTTGATCTGCAGATACTATTCTATAATCTTGCATTAGTATATCCCATACTATACACGCATTTTGTCTAGCTTCATTAAACTGTTTATTTTGACGTGGTGGGGTATAATTTAATACAATACGACCGTTTGTAGAGTTTAAGAGATCGTAAGACTTTGTACATAGCATTCTACGCGTAGCTGGTTTATTAGCTAGTGGTATGCGCCGTACAAATCTCAAATCGAGAACATTATTGAGGAGAAGATTCTCCAGTGTTTGTATCGATACTGCCATTTTGCTTTGGTTTACAAATTCCAAAAATTCTACTTTCGTTAAGGAAGACTGCTCCGTTTGCCTTGCCGTAACCGGTTATATCTACATTTGATACAGTAATGCCTAGGTTGTTTGGAAACACTACTATATCACCCACCTTGGTATATTTTACTTGCGGACCTGCTAAAATAACCTTAGCTTTTCTCCATGCCTTGGTTAGAGTGTTAGTAGGAATATATATACCGTTTCTGACAATACCGTCTCTATCCTCTGTCATATCTACATACTCTACTAGTACAATATCATCAAAAACAAAACTTAATTCATAATCTTCTAGACCAAAATCTCCATTGGAATGGGAGGACAGGTCAATAAGGCTTCTTGTAGGTGCTAACTGATCGATACTTGCTTGTGCCATGCTGCTATTTACTTGTATTATTTGTTAAATCAATGTACTGTAATATTTCTCTTTTTGAAAGCATATTGTTTTTCGCTATGACAGCTACACTAGGATTTTCGTCTTGCGTTTCTTTTTTCTTTTTAATGTAGTTTATTTTCTTAAACTTACTCTGCGGAATTAAGTTAAAGTATAATTTATACATTTCATTTTTATCTTCAAATAGAGAAGCGAACTTATTAAATGTTTCATTAATAAAAATAGTTTTAGAATTATCATAAAACGAAATCCATCTATTTACCATGTAAGGAGTAAACTGCTGAAGTCCCTCACTACAGAGATCTTCAGCAGTTTTTTTTGCAAATAGAAGCGATCTTAATATATCAAAGAAGTTCATACAATTACCTTTGTAGTGGCGATTTGCATGTCCTTAATTTCTTCGTTGAAGTAGTTAATAGCACGATACATTAATTCCTGAACTTGGTCATCGTTAAGTTTTGAGCTATATGCAAACCCCGGTGCTTTATTACCTGCATTAATATTAATACCGGTATGTCCGATAGCTACATTGTCTTTTGAGTATGTGATTGAAACGCTAACTTTACCTACTTCGTACTGCTTTTTATCCTTACCGCCGATAAAAGTATCATGTACCATGATATCATCACCTTTCATTTCTAATGGTTTTTTAATAATCATAGCAAGAATATTAGCGATAGCCGCATTAAATAGACGTTGAAAAGCTACTGCACCAATAGGGCAGAGATTTGGAATCTCCCAGCAAAAATTAATAGCATCATCACTAAAAATATAATCTTTACTAAGAGAGTCTTCTAGATCAATAAGATTGTCACTAACATACATAGGAGCTCTAAAAGCTACAATATCACCATATGGCGATACATTTTTCTTAAAGAACTGATATGCAAAACGCTTGTGAATTAAGTCACCATTATAAATCGGCTGTTCAATTATCATATTAAATATGCTAATATATAATTTACTTAATTCAACGTATTAATTTTAATTAAATTCTACGATTCCAGTACCTGAATGATGACCGAAGCGAGTTATATCAAATTTAGGTTGTGAGATACGATTCCAGAATTTTATCATAGGATCATTTAAGTTTATATCATCCAAAATAAGTAGCCCCTTATAATTGTTTTCAACAAGAAAATCATAAAATTTATTTTCAAAAAAACCATCGTGATCAGTATCCAACATTACAATTTTTGAACTAAGAATGCGATGTTTATCTTCTTCTGCTTCAAGACAATTACGGATAAAAAAATCTACATTTAATTCTTGTTCGAGTTTTTTTAAATTGCTATCTAATTTATCTACCAGATCATAGCTATAAACATGATTATTTTTGTTAGCTAGTGCTATGGCACTTAGACCGTGCTTAGTACCGATATCACAAATAGTTATATTTTCAAATAATGAGGAAATATAATTCAATACTCTATAGTGCTCTACTCCGCTTTTCCAAAAAAGATACTGATATCTCTCATCAGAAAAAACGCTATGTTTAAAGGGCAAGTCGATACTATCGAGGTTGTTATTATCAAGTTCTAGGTTCATTTTTAAAAGGTTGTACAACTATTATAATCTTGGCTGCTAAAATTACCACTTATTATTTTATTACATACATCTTTAAATAGTGCTGCATTAGTTGATAGTCTACCTTCATATAAATGTAATAATCTATCATTGTCATAAACAGTACATATACCATATCTACCATAGTTTCCTAACTCGTCGTATCCTTTAGGATTTGCCGTTCTTATATTACCGTTATATTTTGTCGGATACCAGCATCTATATGTAACGTCATTCATTGTATCTGCTAACCTACTAACTTCTTGTGCTACATCTGAGCGACCCTCTACAGATGCAAAAGAGGGAGACCCCATGCGTAAATAGGCTGATTTTGTAATAATAAAGAAAGCTGGAGAAGCAAAAATATGCTTATTTATAGGAGCAGAGTAGTGATTGGATGCCTGTGCTGGTCCTATAAAACCATCAACCTTTGTAACATATTCTAGACCTTCAGTCAGTATATTTCGTTGAATTGGTACACAATCAATATCGCAAAACACAACTATATCTTGAGTTGTGTTTCTCATTATGTGTGTCATCCATTCCCCATGATTATATTGACCTACACTATAGTTAACAGGTATGTTAAAATGTTCATATACCTGTTTGTGTGAGTTTACTATATCAGGATTTGCATTATCCCAGTACATGCTATGTATAGAAATTTTCATAAATGTTTTTTAATTTTATCTATCCAGTATGAGCAGGAGAGTACACTTTCATTAAAGGCTGTATCTTCAAGCTGTTTTATTTTTTCTTCTAAAAATAATTTAGTCAAATCCGAATAATCATCTACTACAATAAACGGAACCTCTGATTTGTAAAACTGTAAATTGTATGAATCCTTTACTACCGGTATAACACTACAGTATTGAGATTCCCAAAATCTATACGTATCTATACCATTGCCTCTCGGGCACAGCATAAGCCTATGCTCCCTTAATCTTTTTAAATAAACATCCCATGTTCCCTTAGGTGTAGGTGTATCAACAGTCATCCAGCTATTTGTTTCAAACAATTCATAGGGCTGTAATCTATCCGATGGGTATGTTTCTATTCTATGATTTATATATAAGAGCTTTTTATCTTCCACCTCTAATTTATTAGCGAGATCTTCTGTTTTTGGAGTCTCAGGCACATTAGAGTTTCCAATACCTAAAGGTATAGAAAAGACTCTACTATTTTTAACAGCTATATTAACACCATACCATGCAATTATATTAGGTATGAGACAATAATCTAATAGTTTTTGTGTAATAGCATAATCTGAATCATGCGTTATTAAGCATACTCTTAAATTTGTTTTTTTGAGTAGGTCTGTAAAATATGGCACAAAATCCGTTTTGCAGTATACTATAGAATTATTACTGAGACCCTCTATATCATATCTTCTAGTAACTCTTAAATCATCCCATCTTCTTGAATCGTTCTTAATAATATCATGTTGAGCGAAAATATAATCGCTCTTTTTTGCAAAATTATGACCGCATAAAAATTGATCTGATGTTAGCATTTTTCGAGGTGTTTAATTAGAGATTTTACTCTGCTATAATAGGTGTGTTTTTGTGATAGTATATAGCCGTTATTACTAATTGTATTTAAAAGAGTATCATCCTCCAGGAGAGCTTTTATTTTTTCTTCAAGAGTTTGTATACTATTATAAAATACTACATTTTCCATATCTCTAAATCCTAGTTCGGTATACTGCGAATTATAGTCTGTTAAAAGTAACGTCCCACACCCTATGGTTTCGAAGTTTCTATAATTAACATCGTTTGCTATATTTTTGTTAAAATGTATTCTAAGCTCATTTATAGTTCTAACCATATCATCACCTCTAGTACCTATAAACTGTTTGAGTTTAAATTTATCTGTTAAATAATCTAAAATTGGTCTTCTATTACCGTGATTACCAACAAATCCGATATCATATTTTTTACTAATATCCTCTCTTTGAATTACTTCATCACAAAACGCGTTGGGGAACCACGCTGTATGTTTTTTTGTAGCGTAGTCTTTTGTAGAGTGTAAGAGTAAATTATATTTGCCTTGTTGAAAAATATACTCATAGGGTTGCTCACCTCTAAAGTGAGCATCAATACTCCAAAGAATTTTATAAGGTTTTGTTACTCTAGATAAATCAGGTAGCCAATCATCACCATAATTTTCTAAATTTAAAATAAAATCAAATTCATTAAAGCTAATAGTCTTACCCCAATTCGGATGATTTAATCCCCATACCGTTACATCCCAACCATTTTTAACAAACGCGCGTGATAATGAAAGACACTCTCTAAAGTTTTTATCTTCCTCGTGCCTACTCGCTTCTTGTATTATAAGTATTTTCATTTTAAGCTTCTTCTATGGTGATCGAATATTTGACCGTATTTACTAGTAGTATTAATTTTATGATTACCCCATTGTGAGGGATCCCGCTCAATTTGAAGATTGTATTTTATACTCAGTAATGACAGCACCGATTGATCGTGTCTATGTTCTACTAATTGATTGTTAAAGTCATTAGTGATACTAGGAGCATTTGAAATAATATTATAATTCTCTGATGCTTTAGCAAAAACATCAAAAAACTTTTCAGTAAAATTAGTTTTTTTAAACGCTATGTATGAACCATTTACCTGATTACCATATACAAACTCATTCGTAGTAAGTCCAAGTAAATTAAAGCAATCTGATTTAGTCCAGTTAACATTTTTCCAATTTTCACCTGTTGGTGATCCATCAGAGTTATCAAACAATAAAATACCTTTTTCGTTCTGTAGTACAATATCATAAATAGGTGCTAAATCACTGACTACAGTATTACCAGCATCAACATATAGAAATACATCATCATCATTTGCTTCTTTGAGAAGTTTATTTATGAAGTATGATTTCCACACCCAATAGCCAAAACCTCTTACTTCTCTAAAAAGATTAATATGTTTTATATAAAATTCTACATCAATATCACTTTCACGATATGAATATATTTTATCCACATACGGTTGTGCACTCTTTACAAGGTCTTCGGCACTTTTATAATATCGCCAATTTGAAAATGTTATTAAGTGTTTATTCATGTTATGACAATGTTTCTATAGTTGGAAAATATTTAATAAAAATATCATCTGATACATTTCTCTTCTGTTTTATTTTCGAGTAAATTTCTTTATAAAAATTCCACGCTAAAGGTATAAACAGTACTTTATCGAATTTTTCCTGCTCTAGGATCTCGATGCCCTTAATAACAATATCTGTACCAGGAGTTAATAGATCGTGCTTGAGTGGGTTATCGTCGATAATAATATCCATGTGTATATGTCCGAAGTTTAGCAATGTCATACCTTTTGCTGCTGCGCCATAACCTATTATAGTATACCCCCGTGTTTTATATTTTTCTATAGTATTTTTTAAGTCTTGTGTAACTTTTACAGCATTATTAGCGAAAAGTTTGTATGTATCAATATCGTAAAGCCCTCTTTTATGTTCTAGCTCTAGAACAGACTCTATATTGGTATCGTGTTTATTTTTAGATATTTCAAACACATAACTACTGCCATGTATATCAAACTTAAATACATTATTGAGCTTAAGTCTTGATCTCTCAACAATTGCTTTCATCGATTTAGCGTTAAAGAACGAAAGGTGCTCATGATATATAGTATCAAACTCATTATTTAAAATCATGTTAGATTGAGATGTTTGTATATATATTGTACCCTCTTCTTCAAGAATTTCGTAACACTGCTGTAGGAACTCTAATATATTGTGGGTGTGAGCAAAAACGTTTTGCGCTATAATTAAGTTATACTTTATATCTATTTTATTAGATGGAAAAAAATCACATATAACAGTATGATTTGCATTACTCAAAGTATGTAGATTAGCTGCGGGATCTATACCAAAAGTTTTAACGCCTATTTTTTTATAAGAGTCGAGCTGTGTACCATCATTACATGCTATATCAAGTACTGTTTTGGGAGTAAAGTTATAGTGACTTTTAAACCGCTCTACTGTAAAGCGAGCGAAGAAATCAAAATACTCTCTTAGTGTATTTGAGGTTCCGCTAACATATAAGTAGTTTTCAAACATTAACTTCGGATTAACGACTATACTAAGTTGTGTGTGAAAGCAATCAAGGCATAGGTTAAGCGAAAGAGGATATAGATCTAGCTTTTCTTCACTAGTGTGATATGAGTTAGCAAGAGGTTGATCATTTAAATTAAGAAGTGGTTCTACATTTGAACCGCAGCACCTACATGTTTCTATCTCAGTGAAATTATTCATATTGTTTATATTCATTACGTGGGGTTTTATTACAGTTATTGAAGTTATCTAAAATACTTTGTGTTATTGTTTCAATTGTCTCGTTAAATTTAAAATCGTACGATTTACAGAATTTGCTTGAATCGATTGCGAAGTTATAAGCTTTTGTTTGAAGCTTAACATTAGTTATTTTTTCTATATCATTTACACTATACTCTAATACAGGTTTTTGTAAGATTTTAGATACGCCGTTCGCAATTTCTTCTGAGGTACTATTAAAGGACGCTAAATTATATATACCTGGTTTGTCTTCAGATGAATCTATTATAACTTGTAACGCCCTACAAAGGTCAGCTATACCTAAAATAGGTCTTAAAATATCTTTTATATAAAGTTTTATATGACCTGATTGTAATCCTGATACAGTCATAGCGTTAATCATAATATCATCTCTCAAATTAGGTGACCATCCATTAACAGTTCCAAATCTTAGACCGTAGAAATTTTTACCAGATTGTAGTGCATACATATCTATAATTTGTTTCGTTAGATCGTAAGGATTATTAGGTGTAAACTCCGTGTAGTTCTCGTCTACTATTTTACTGTTTGTATGTCCGTAAACAGATGAACTGCTAGCATATATAAATTTTTGCTGTTTATTTATTTTTGATAGAATATTTACAAAATTTCTTACATTGTTGTTAAACGACGCTATTATATTACCATCGCACATTTTAACGGAGCTATGACCTGCTAAAAGTATTATACTGTCAAAGGCTTCAATATAATCTTTTTCGAGATTGTTGAAATCAATTTTATGACTCTTGGATTCACCAAACCAATTTAAATCAATATTAGTAATATCATATATTTCAGAGTATTTTTCTCTAAAATAACTTCCAATATATCCCGATCCTCCTAAAAGCAGTATTTTTTTCATTTTATTATATATCTTTGTAGACCCTTATATTCAACTTTATCTATTAATTCATAGGTTAATGTTGTAAGTCCGTTATTAAAGCAATCTAAAGAACTATTTAAAAATTTCAACTTATCTAAATTAGTACTATGAGTGGGCATATAATGATCACTATCTACCAAACCATTACCGTCATTACATAATTTTATATAATTATTAATTTTGTTACCTGTAGTTATATTGTTTAAGGTAAATCTTTTCAGTAGCTCGTCATCCTCACCGCCCCATCCCCACATATCATTATTAAATCCATTAACCTTAATAAAGTCCTCTGCAACAAATCCCATGCTCTTATAGAAAGCTCCATCTGGAGAATGTTCTTGACAACAAAATTTTGTTGTGTATTGTATATTGTAATCTACATCTACAGGTAGTAAATCTATAGGATGAAAGAAGAAAGCATCATTATTTTTAATGACTTCTTTATATAAATCAAAACCTATATTAATTGTTCTACCGAGATTAAACAATTCTTCGTCATGATTATCATATTTTAAGCCTCCAGATTGTTCAACAATAAATATTTCTATTTCATCGTTTGTTATATTTGTTGAAATATAATCTTTAAACGGCTCTATAAAGCTATCTAAAGCCGTTTGATACTTACCTTTTCGATCCTTAAACGGTAGCGCAAAATAATACTTCATATATTATAATATTTTTAATTTCGTTGTGTATCCACCATTTGCCAATTAGGTTGTATATTTAAATAACGGCTTAATTTTGTTACATCGTTAATTCTTTCTTCTACTAAATCGTGCCATAATTTATCACTAATTTTATTAACATCTGCTACTGCCATCCTCTCAGCTGTATTATCCTTAACGTTCTTACCCAATACCCAGTGTCTATGTTCTATCATAATATCACCTCTATATATAAGCCTATTAAACGCAGAAAAGACCTGATGTAACCATTGATCAACCCAGTTAATTTTAAACTCCTCGCGCATAAACCCGCCCATAATTTCAGCATACTTTCTATGGCAGAATAAGTTTACAGCGAGCTTAGCACCATGGCAATCATCGTTACAATGAACAGCTTTAATATTATCACTCGGACCGTTTTTAAATTCTTCTATAATTTTTAAATCCCAATCCTTCGTCTTAAATACCATGTCATCTCCAATCATTGAGATGATCTCTTCGGTTGAATTATCAACTAGTATATTCCATAGCTTGCCTAAGCCTAAAAACTCGCCATTGTTCTCTATCTCTATTACCTTAAGACAAGGTATCGCTGACGATACTTTTTTAATAGTGTCTAAAGTAGGGTCGTCTTTATCAACACCATAATAAACATTGATATTATTAATATCACTTACTGTGGTTAGAATTGAAAATAATAGAGTAAGTCTATTATTCATTCTCTCTCTTGTTGGTACTAAGATAGATATTTTCATTGTTTGAGTTTCTTTATAATCTTTACTACATCTTCCTTTGAAACGTATGGAGGTTGGTTTGGGTAGTGACCGTGTTTTTTGAGATATATTTCCCTACCTCCATAGACATTTTTTTCCCACTGTTCTGATTTATTTGCGATTGAGGAGTTATCGATAGCTCCAGGAGCTTCAGTTAAATATTTGTGACTATCATGTAGATCTGCAAACCACCAAAATGGCGGATGATAACCTGCTTTAATAATACGATATGTATGATCTACATGCTCCCATGCATTATAAAATGCTTGATCAATAAGGCCTACTTTTTCAAGAACTTCTTTAGTAAAGAAAGAAAACATAGCTACTGTAT